CGGGACCACGTTCAGCCAACCGCTGACGGCCGAGCGGCACTACCAGCCGAACTTCGAGCTGTCGGAGATGAGCGAGCTGAAGGTCAGCGTCGTGCCTCGGTCGCTGGCCGGCAAGGCGCTGGACCGGCGTCGGGACGGCGTCGATTACCAGATCGACGTGGCCGTGCAAAAGAGGACCGACATGGCCTCGGCGTCGCTCGATGCCCTCATGACGCTGGTCGAGGAGATCGCCGACCATTTTCGCAAGCAGCCGTTGGCGAACTACACCGAGGCTCGCTGTACCGAGGTCAAGAACGAGCCGGTGTATGCCATCGAGCACCTCGACGAGCTGCGGCAGTTCACCAGCGTCCTCACGCTAACCTTTCGCGTCTGGAGGTGAGGCATGATCGGCATGACGTTCCAGGCCGCCAAGGGCAGCTTCTTCGACCGTGAGAAGGTGAAGCGGTCGGTGGACGCCGGCACGCGGCGGGTCTTCTCGAAGTTCGGCGCGTTCGTCCGGCAGCGCGCCAAGACCTCGATCCGCAAGCGCAAGGGGACCAGCCCGCCGGGGCAGCCGCCCTACTCGCACGTGGACCTGCTGCGAAAGTTCATCTTCTTCGCCTACGACCCGTCGCGGCAGTCGGTCGTCATCGGCCCGACCTTGCTCAAGGAAGGCTCGGAGGCCCCACGCCTGCTGGAGCACGGCGGCCAGACGGTGCGGGCCACGAAGCAGGGAGCGCGGCGGCTCCGCTACCGGCCGCGCCCGTACATGGGGCCCGCCTTCGAGCAGGAGAAGAAACAGCTACCCGCGCTGTGGCGCGATTCGGTTCGCTAAGGAGACACGCTCATGGCAGTCAAACTCGGCCTCGATGCCAAGCTCTATCGCAACACCGGTACGTTCGCTGTCCCGGTGTGGAACGAGGTCAAGAACGTCAAGGACGTGACCTTGAACCTGGAGGCCGGCGAGGCGGACGTGACCACGCGCGGCAACGCCGGCTGGCGGGCCACGGTCGCCACGCTCAAGGACGGCTCCATCGAGTTCGAGATGGTCTGGGACACGGCCGACGATGACTTCGGCGCGATCCGGGACACCTTCCTCAATCGCGGGTCAATGGAGTTCGCGGTCATGGACGGCGACATCACTGTGTCCGGCTCGCAGGGGCTGCGGGCGACCTGCATGGTCACCAACTTCAGCCGTAACGAGCCGCTGGAAGAGGCGGTCACGGTCAGCGTCACGGTGAAGCCGACCTACTCCGTCAACCCGCCGAGCTGGATCGTCGTGCCGTAACCGGAGGAAGCCCATGAAACAATTGTCGGCTTTGGTGATTGCCTTCCTGCTGATCTTGGGCGTGCCGGCTTATGCCGACGACGGCCCGGAACACGCCCAACCCGCGGACCTTGCGGCGCAGAAGCAGCTGCTTGACGAGGCCCGGAGCTTCCTGCGTGCAGCGCGGGCCAGCATGGAAAAGTGGGACCGCGTTCCTGATCAGCTCGGCTCCGCCGTGTATTACGCGGGCGTCAAGGACGGTGCGCTCGGAGCGGCCGTGGCCCTGGTGGTGATCTACCTGATTTTCCTGCATCGGAAGACGCCATGAGACAAGCTCTCTTGATTTTGGTCTGCGGCGCCATCGGCGCTTCCGTCGGCGGCAACAAAGCTCCCGACGGAACCGAGGTCCACTGCGATCTGCCGGGCGATCTGCACCGCCGCAACACCACGTCGCGCGGCCAGGGCTGCTGCGTGTGGACCTCGATCCACCACGCCGCCGTCTGGCAGAACGTGCCGGTCTACCAGGAAGCGCCGAAATGGATTCAGAGCAAGGGCATTCCCGGCGGCGCCTACCCCGGCGCGGTCCAGAAGCACCTGCCTCAGATGGCCAAGGGGCGAGGACAAGCCGAGGCGCCGCCTTTCATCAATTACGAGGGGAACGACCTGGAACTCTTGAAGCTTGCTTGCCGGACGGGACGGATGCCTGGCGTGACCTACTCATTCAGCCCGACCGGCCGTTACGGCGGCTCGCGGATCGCTCACATGGTGAGCCTGGTCCACGCCGACGACAAGTGGTTTGCCGTCTTGGACAACAACTACCCCGGCGCAAATCAGATCGAGTGGCTGACGCCACAAGAGTTCCGCAAGACCTGGACCGGCATGGGCGGCGGCTGGGCCGTGATCTTGCTCGCCCCGCCGCCTCCGCCCCCGCCGACGAACTGAGGTGAGCCATGCATACGCTTTTGCTTTCGCTTGTGATCGGCCAGTGGGTTGGCCCGGATTGCGCCACCCGTGTGGTGGAGCCGCAGGCCCGGCCGGCGACCATTCGCCTGACTGTGGACCCGCCTGACGGCGAGGTTTGGCTCGACGATCATCCGGTGCAGAATCGCGGACCGGTTCGCGTTCTCGTCAGCCCGCCGCTAGCGCCCGGCTACCGCTACTCGTATCGCGTCAAAGCCCGCTGGGGCACAACCGAGCGGCAGTGGACCCTGGAAGTGGAAGCGGGCAAGACCAGCGCGCTGGTGCTCCGGCCGGACGGCGGCAGTCCGATTCCTTCTTCATCCACGGAAGGCGATCTGCCTGTGGTCGAACAGGACGGAGTGAAGAACTTCGGTATCGACCGTGAGCAGCTCGGCCAGCCGAAGGAACGCATCACGCTCGGCGGCCGGGAGATCACGCATGCCGAGGCCAAGCAACTTCTCGAAGCCAGCGGGCTGGCGGACGACAGCAGCAAGCTGCGGCTGACGATCATCGGCTCCGAGGCCGACCGCAAGCGCGTGCTGGACGACCTCAAAGGCCCGCTCGCTGATCTGGCCGGCGGCTTCCTCGTGCAAAGCTATGCCCCGGACCAGTGGGCCGTGGCGCGAGCCGGCTTTCAAACCGGGGGCAAGCCGACGATCTACGTGCAGGCGCCGTCGGGCAAGGTGCTTCACCGCCAAGACGACTACGCCGACGGAGCCGATGGCCTGCGCCGGGCCTTGGAGGCGATTCGCAAGCCTGACCCGAACTATGACCCGACCAAGGACCGCGACTTGCGCCGGCCGAGCGCGGACCTGTCCACCTGGGCCGTCTTCGGCCTGGCCGGCGCGCTCATCCTGCTCGCACTCAGAAAGGGGACCTCATGAACTTCGCTAATGTTCCGCAATGGGCCTGGATTGTCCTGGGCCTTGGAGCCGTGTTTTTCGCCCTTCGCAACGGCTGGCTGGAGAACCTGCTGAAGAAGCCGGCCAATGGGAGTGTCGACCCGACGACGGGCGTCACGCCAACGAAGTCGCTGTCGCTTTTGGATAGCCTGCAGGGCTACAAGACCAAACTGGCCGCGCTGGTCGTGGCCGTGCTGGCCGCCAACGAGGTCTGGCACTTCGTTCCCGATCAGTACGTCAGCATCGTCGTGTACCTGGCCGGCGCCTTGGGGCTTTACGGCTTGCGAGACGCCGTCGAACAGCTGAAGCAGAAGGTGGACCAGATTCCGCCCAAGAGTTGAACGATGGAACCGATTGCCGCCTTGTTGCTGTCGCTTCGCTACCTGGTGTTCGCCGACCGCAATCGGCGGCACCTCGTGGCGGCCTTCGCCTCGGACGGCGACGCCCAGCAATACATGCACCTGCACTGTCCGTGCTCGGGAGAGCTGGTGGATCGGCGCGAAGTGGAAGAATCCGGCTGCGGACCAAAGGACCAATGACATGCACACCTTCACTGACAACGCCGGGCGCGTGTGGACCGTCGCCGTCAACGTGGCGACGATCAAGCGCGTCCAGGGGCTGCTCAAGGTCAACCTCTACAAGCTGCTCGACGACAACTTCAAGGGCCTGGGCGAACTCTTGGGCGACCCGATCCAGCTGGTCGACGTGCTGTATTGCCTGTGCAAGGAGGAGGCCGAGGCCAAGAACGTCAGCGACGAGGACTTCGGCCGGGCGATGTTCGGCGATGTCATCCACCAGGCCACGGAGGCCTTCCTGGAGGAACTGATCGATTTTTTCCCCGATCCGAAGGTCCGGCGCAGCCTGCGCAAGATCATCGCCGAGTCGAAGAAGGTGCGCAATCGAATGCTGGACCGGGCGGAACAGGTCCTGGAGAGCTTCGACGCCGACCGCGAAGCGAACAAGCTCTTGCGCTCGTTTGGCATTGCGCCGGAATCGTCGGCATCGACCCCGGACCCTTCACCCTCCGGGAACTCTGCCTGATGGCCGAGGCCCGCTGCCGCGAGCGCTGGGCGCACACGTCCGCCTTGCTGGC